AAAAATGATTAAGGAAAAAAAGTAAATGGAACAACTTATTCAACAACTAAAAGTAATCCTTGGTACAAATTTTGGATTATATTTCAAAGCTCATTCATTCCACTGGAATGTTGAAGGTTCAGATTTTTCACAATATCATGGTTTCTTAGGTGATTTCTATGAATCTGTATTTGGTAATGTTGATACAATTGCAGAAAAGATTCGCATGTTAGGTTCTTATACACCAACAACATTACCTAGAATATTAGAATTATCTGACATTGAAGATACTGAAACTATTCCATCAGCACTTGCTATGTTGAATCAATTGAAACAGGATAATGACCGTTTCATTATTCATCTTCGTGCAGGTATTGTTGCGGCTGAACAAGCTAATGAACCAGCAATTGGTAATTTCTTACAAGACGTATTAGACCAACATCAGAAACACGCATGGATGCTTCGTAGTTTTACTAAGTAATTATAATGAGTGATTATGGTTATTTGGGTAACCCACACTTAAAGAAGGCAGGTGTTGAGTTACATTATACTGAAGAACAGATTGTTGAATTATCCAAATGTTCGGAAGACCCAATTTATTTTATTGACAATTATTGTATGATTGTTACACTTGACCACGGTATTCAACCGTTCAAGTTATATGATTGTCAAAAGAAAAAAATTAAACTGATACATGATAACCGTAAGGTTATTTTGATGGAAGGCCGTCAGCAAGGCAAAACAACTTCAGCTGCGGCTTATATTCTTTGGTACACATTATTTCAAGAATCTAAATCTGTTGCCATTCTAGCTAATAAATCTTCAACTGCTCGTGAGATTATGTCCCGTTATCAGTTGATGTATGAACATCTTCCCATTTGGATGCAACAAGGTATTCGAAACTGGAATAAAGGTGACGTAGAACTAGAAAATGGTTCTAAAGTATTTACATCAGCAACTACCGCATCAGGTATTCGTGGTAAGTCTGTTAATATGTTATATATTGACGAGGCTGCAATTATTCCAAATAATATTGCTGATGCTTTCTTTACTGCGGTATATCCAGTTATTTCTGCTGGTACCACAACAAAGATTCTAATTACATCAACACCATTAGGTTACAATCACTTTTGGAAGTTTTGGAATGATGCAGTCAATAAGAACAATGACTTTATACCTATGTTCATTCCTTATTCTGAAATTCCAGGTAGAGATGCAAAGTGGGCAGAAGAACAACGTAGACAACTTGGTGACCTAAAGTATAACCAAGAGGTTCTCTGTAAGTTCTTAGGTTCAAGTTTAACGTTGATTAATTCAGATACCATTGAATATATGTCAACTTGTCCAACTGTGTATTCTAAAGATGGTTTGGACTTATATGAGTGGCCAATTAAAGGTCAAAGAGATGATGATGAAAAACTTGTTGTCAAACCACACACATATTGTATAGTTGCGGATACTGCCAAGGGTGTTGGTGGTGACTATTCAGCTTTTGTAATCATAGATATTACCGAAGTACCATATAAACTTGTAGGTAAGTATAGAGATAATAAGATTGCACCTATGCTTTACCCAACAGTTATACATAAGGTTGCACATGATTTCAATATGGCTTATGTTCTAATAGAGATTAACTCATCAGAACAAGTTGCACATATCATGTATAACGAGTTGGAGTATGAAAATATACTATTCGTTAACCGTGACAGTAAACGAGGCCAGATAGTATCTGGTGGTTTTGGTGGTGGTAAAGCACAATATGGTGTTGTTACCGATAAAAAAGTTAAACGTATTGGTTGTTTTACTTTCAAGTCCATGATGGAAGAACGAAAGTTAATCATTAATGACCCCGATGTTATATCAGAATTGTCTACTTTTATTCAAGTAAAAGACAGTTATCAGGCTGACGAAGGTTACCACGATGACCTTGTTATGCCGTTAGTGTTATTCAGTTGGTTATCTACAAATCCTTACTTTAGAGATTTGAACAATATCAACATTCGTGAAGCAATGTATCAAGATAAGATTAAAAATATCGAAGAAAATATCACACCATTCGGGTTCATCATCGATGGTAGTGAAGAAGAAATTTATGCAGATGGGCAAGATGTTTGGACAACCAACAAATCCGATGATAAACCTATGTTACCACCAGGTTATTATCCATCAAATCTGTAAAAACATAAATACATAATAAAATGATGAAATAAGTTCTATGAATATTCAAAGGAGAACATAATATGGCTTTTCAATTATCACCAGGAGTAAACGTCTCCGAAGTAGACTTGACAACAGTTGTTCCTTCTGTTGCAACTACTGTTGGTGGTTTGGCCGGTAATTTTGCATGGGGACCAGTTGAGGAAGTATCTATTGTAACAAATGAAATCCAACTTGCAGATAAATTCGGTAAACCAGACGCCAACACATACGGTTTTTTCTTCACAGCAGCCAACTTCCTATCTTACGGTAGTGATTTGCGTATAGCTCGTGCAGCTAATACCGGTACATTAAATGCTACAACTTCAGGTACTGGAGTTCAAGTAAAGAATGTATTAGATTACAATCAAAATCACGCATCAGGTTCAGGTAGTGATGACTTTATCGCTAAATGGCCAGGTGCAATCGGTAACGCATTAGGTGTTTCTATTTCTGATGCTAACACACACGTTGGTTGGACATATGCATCTAATTTCGATTCAGTACCATCAACATCTGACTATGTAACAAACAAAGGTGGTTCACGAGATGAATTACACATTGTTGTTTACGATAGAACAGGTCAATTATCTGGAACAGCAGGTACAGTTTTAGAGAAATTTGCATATGTTTCTAAAGCTTCAGATGCTAAAAATTCAGATGGATCTTCAAACTACTATAAAGATGTAGTTAACAACCGTTCTAAGTATATCTGGTGGGCAAAACATAACTCTGATGGTACAAATTGGGGTAATGAAGCTTACGGAACAACATTTGCATACCTAACCGCATACGACACATACACACTATCAGGTGGTGTTGATGCACCAGTTACAACAGGCGATATTCAACGTGCAATCGATTTGTTCGCAAATCCTGATTCAGTTGATGTTTCATTGTTGATGGCAGGTCCTGCAACAGGTAACACAATTCCTAACTACTTAACTACTGTTGCTGAATCTCGAAAAGATTGTTTAGTGTTTATTTCACCAGAGCAATCAGATGTTGTTGATGCTGTAGGTTCAGAAGCAACAAATATTACTTCATACCGTGATACATTAACTTCATCTTCATATGCAGTTATGGATTCAGGTTACAAATATCAATACGACAAATACAACGATACATACCGTTGGGTTCCATTGAACGGTGATGTTGCTGGTCTTTGTGTTCGCACAGATGTTGAACGTGACCCATGGTTCTCACCAGCTGGTTTCAACCGTGGTGTAATCAAGAATGTTGTTAAATTATCTTGGAATCCTACTAAAGCAGAACGTGATACACTTTACAAAAAAGGTGTAAACCCTGTTGTAACATTCCCAGGTGAAGGCACAGTTCTTTATGGTGACAAGACAATGTTGGCAAAACCATCAGCGTTTGACCGTATCAATGTTCGCCGTTTATTCATCGTGTTAGAGAAGGCAGTTGCTCGTGCGGCTCGTTCTTCATTGTTTGAATTCAACGATGAGTTTACTCGTGCAGCTTTTGTAAACTTAGTAGAGCCATACTTGCGTGATGTACAAGGTCGCCGTGGTATCTATGACTTCCGTGTTGTTTGTGACACTACAAATAATACTGCTGAAGTTATTGACCAAAACCAATTCATTGGTGATATTTACATCAAACCGGCTCGTTCAATCAACTACATTCAACTTAACTTTGTGGCAGTTCGCACTGGTGTAAGCTTTGAAGAAGTTGTTGGACAGTTCTAATAAATAGAGAGATAGGAGAAATCAAATGGCATTTAATGTAAACGAATTCCGCTCTCAGATGGTTGGAGACGGTGCTCGCCCAAATTTATTTGAGGTGAGTATGCCGTTCCCTGCTTTTGCACTGCCAGGAAACGCACAACAAAAATTAACATTTATGTGTAAGACTGCACAATTACCAGGTTCAACTGTTAATACGGTACCTGTGCAGTATTTTGGTCGTGAATTGAAGTTTGCGGGTAACAGAACTTTCCAAGATTGGACAATTTCTGTAATCAATGATGAAGATTTTACTATTCGTAACGCCTTCGAAAGATGGTTGAATGGTATGAATAGTCATGCAACAAACATCCGCACACCAGCTGCATCTACACCTAATGGATATACTGTTGACGCTGGCGTTACTCAGTATGGTAAAGGTGGCAACACATTGAAGAAATACAAGTTTATCGGTGTATTCCCAACAGATTTGAGTCCAATCGATGTTGATTGGGGTTCAAATGACACCATTGAAGAGTTTACAGTAACTCTATCATATCAGTGGTGGGAATCAGCTGAGGACAACGTAGCATAAGTATAGGGAGAGTTAATCTCTCCCTTACTTTTTATAATGATATAAAGGACAAGATAAGTGGCTGCAATCAAACTATTTGGCTTCACATTAGGCAATAAAGACATTGTTCAGAAAGAAAAACCTGAACAGGCTTCTTTCGCACTTCCGACCGAATCATTAGACGATGGTGCGGTAACAATCACACAGAACGCACACTATGGTACATATGTTGACCTAGAAGGTGCTGTTCGTAACGAATTAGAACTCATCACAAGATATCGTGAAATGGCAAATCACCCTGAGTGTGACCAAGCCGTTACAGAAATTGTGGATGAGGCAATCACACATGATGATGATGGTACAGTTGTTGACATTAAGATGGACAACTTGAAACAACCAGATTCAATCAAAAAGAAAATTGAAGAAGAATTCAAAACTGTTTTGAAGATGATGAACTTCAATAATCTTGCCGATGATATATTCAGACGCTGGTATATTGATGGTCGTTTATACTATCATGTAATAGTCAATGAAAAGAATTCTAAAGAAGGCATACAAGAATTACGATACATTGACCCACGAAAGATTCGTAAGGTCAGAGAAATCAAAAAAGGCAGAGATGCTAAAACTGGTGCAGAAATCATTGCATCAACGGCTGAATATTATGTGTACAATGAAAGACCTTCAGCTGCACAGAACTACACTGCCGGAACAAATTCAGGTTTAAGAATTGCACCAGAATCGGTTATCAACGTTAACTCTGGTTTGATGGATGCAAAAAATACATTTGTAATCTCATACTTGCACAAAGCAATCAAAGCTTTAAATCAATTAAGAATGATTGAAGATGCGATTGTAATTTATCGATTATCACGAGCACCAGAACGCCGTATATTTTATATTGACGTAGGTAACTTACCAAAAGGTAAGGCAGAACAATATCTTCGTGATATTATGATTAAGTATAAAAACAAAATGGTTTATGATGCAGCTACAGGTGAGTTGCGTGATGACCGTAAACATATGTCGATGTTGGAAGATTTTTGGTTGCCTCGCCGTGAAGGTGGTAAAGGTACCGAAATTACAACATTACCTGCTGGACAAAACTTAGGTGAATTGGCCGATGTGCAATACTTCCAAAAGAAGTTATTACAATCAATGAATGTGCCATACTCAAGAATGGATCCAGCAAACGCAGGTGGCGGCCTGGTTGGTTTAGGTCGCACAACTGAAGTAACTAGAGATGAACTTAAATTTAATAAGTTTGTTCAGAAACTTCGTAATAAATTCTCACAGATATTCGACCATGCCCTCGGTATTCAATTAGCTCTAAAAGGTATTTGTACAAGAGATGAATGGGAAGAATTCAAAGAACAAATCTATTACGATTATAAAAAAGATAATAACTTTGTTGAATTGCGTGATGCAGAATTATTACAACAACGTATTCAAATGGTCACAATGATTGACCCATTCGTAGGTCGTTACTACTCAGCTGAGTGGGTTAAGAAGAATGTTCTTAGAATGACTGAAGAAGAAATTGAAGAAATGGAGAAACAAATTGAAGAAGAGGGACCACGGGATCCTGTTGACGCCCAAGGTAATCCAATCCAACCTGAAGTTTCACCAGACCAATACCCACCAGAAGATAATGTATCCGAACAAGATGGAACAGAATCAATGACACCAGAACTTGATGCGATGGTACAAAAGTTTTCTACTGGTATAAATAAGAAATAAGGAGATTATTATGGAACAAGTTCGCAATTTTATAGATTTAGTAGGACAAGGTAATAACGTAGAAGCTAAAGCTGCTTTAGATGAGTTATTATCTGCTCGTGCTTTTGAAGCATTAGATGCTAAGAAACAAGAAATTGGTTCAACACTATTTGGTGGTCAACCAGAAGTTACTGAAGAACCTGCAACAGAAGAACCTACAGAGTAATATGAAGTCGTTACAAGAATTCAAATACAATCTTACCGAAGAAGAAAAACAAGACTATCAGAAGTTTGATACTCTTGTACGTGCCGGTTTGGCAAACAAATCTCAGATTAATCGTTTGCATAAAATCTTGGGTAAAATGGGTGAAGATAAACCTGTTTTTAACCAACAAGACCGTCAGTTAATGCAAGACTTATTTAATAAGATGGTTGACCTTGTAACGAACAATAAACAAATCTTCCAACAAACTCGTAGAGCTGTTAGAGAAGAATTAGAAGAAGGTATACTTGATACGTCTGACTATAAAGTTGGACCATCTGGCCGTAAAGTAAAAGCACACCGAATTAAAGTTGGTGATAAAGCATACGGCAAAGAAGATGATATCAAAGAAGCAGAAATTGTTGAAGCTGAAACAATGAAAGGTGACCCGCCTTTTACTTTGGTGTTAAAACGCAAAGCAATTCGTATGTATCCTAATGATACTAAAATTGCTCTGTATTATAGTGACCGATTAAAAAAGTACTTTAGTATTCCTTATTCTGATAAAGAAAATATTGATGCACCGTTACAATCCGAAGAAACACAGATTGATGAAGCTGTAGATGTTGTTGGTAAATTACAAAAGATTAAAGATACACATCAACACGGCACAATTAGTCATAAAGATGGTTCAGCTAGTAAAATAGATGTTCAAACTGCTCATGCATTATTAACGGTACATAAAGCACTAAACGATGAGAATAAAAAGAAGTTCTCAGATATGATGGCAAGGTCTAATCACCATATGAAGAAGGCTTCAGATTTTGCTTGGAAACAAGTTAAATGAATTTGATAGATTTAATTGCACAGAATAAACTATCAGAAGCAAAAGAGTTAGTATATAATCAACTCAATAGTATTGCTGCTGGTGCTTTAGAAGAATTAAAACCTATTGTAGTTGAAAATACTTATGTTGAAACTTTAGATGAAGCAGGTTCACCCAATAGAATTAAAATGGGTAGAGTTGTTAAGATTCGCAGACGTATTCGTAGAAATAAAAAAGGTAGAATTGTTGTTCAACGAAATGTTCGTAAATCAGCAATTAAAGGTTATAGAATTTCTGGTAACTCGGTTAAAAGAGTACCAGCTATTCAGAGAATTAATAAAGCAAGAAAATTAAAAAGATATTGGAAAACAAAAGGTAAGGCAAAATTAGGCAGAACACTCTTAAAGAGAAAGATGTCAATGCGCCGCCGCACATCGATGGGAATACGATAAATGGCCTATGAAATTGTAAACGCAAAGCGTTCTAAGTCAACAATTACCGTTACAGGTAATACTGCGACTAGAATTAATTTGTCACAACTATCAACAAATACACAAACAGAAACAATTACATCTGCTTCTATTGGAGCCGTTGCAAGTAGTACCGATGGATTTTGGAAAATCTATCGTGGTAATGATGCAACTGGTACATTAGTTTTAGATTTGAAAGATAATCATTATTTACCTTTCACACAAACAGATATTGCTATAGCTAACAGTGCAACATCAAATATCTATGTAACAAACTCAGGTACAGGTGGAACTTTAATTATACAATTATCTAAGACAGCTACTTACTCAACAGATTTGGACGCATCTTAAAATGAAACTAATCAGAGAAAGAGTTGAAGATGTTAATTATTTAACAGAATCAACGGAAGACGGTAAAAAAGCATTATACATACAAGGACCTTTCTTAGTTGCTGAACAAGGCAATAAGAATCGCCGCATGTACAAAATCGACACTCTACAACGTGAAGTTGACCGTTATGTAAAAGAGTATGTAGATACTAAACGTGCATTAGGTGAGTTAGGTCATCCAGATACACCATCTATTAATTTAGAACGTGTGTCACATTTAATTACAGAATTAACACAAGACGGAAACGTTTTTGTTGGTAAGGCAAAAATTCTTGATACACCTTATGGTAACATCGTTAAGAACTTTATTGAATCTGGCGTAAACTTAGGTGTTTCTTCAAGAGGTATGGGTTCTTTGATACCAGGCGACAATGGTCTTAGTATTGTTCAAGACGATTTCCGTTTGGCTACCGCAGCTGATATTGTTGCTGACCCATCCGCACCAGGTGCTTTTGTTAACGGCATCATGGAAGGCAAAGAATGGCTGTTTGTCGAAGGTCGATACGTAGAGGTTGACATTGATAACGCAAAACGACAAATTAGAAAAGCCTCAAGTAAACAATTAGAAGAGGTTGCAATTAAGCTCTTCGACAATTTCATTTCAAAACTTTAATTTATATAAATAAGCAATCAATAAAAGGAGATTCCTAATGTCACAAAACAAACTTTTTGAGGCTGCTGCTGAAATCCTTGCTGGAACAAAAGGCAAGAACGCTGAACCAATGCCAAGCGCTGGTGCAGCCGTTGTAGATTTAGGCGGACCAACACCACAAAATTCAAAACCAGATGATGACTCTAATAAGATTGATGCAACTAAAGCTGCTAAGTCAGCAACTGCACCAACTACTAAGCCATCTGATGCTTCACCAGATACACAAAATTCTATGAAAAAAGAAGAAGCTGAAACTCAAACTTCAGTATTTGCAGAAGATGTTAACGCATTATTCGCAGATGATTCAACTATTTCTGAAGAATTTAAATCTAAAGTTTCTACAATTTTTGAAGCACGTGTTAATGACCGTATTTCTCAAATCGCTGAAGAAACAGAAGAAAAATATGCAGGTATGTTAGAAGAAGCTGTTGAATCAGTTAAAGCTGACTTGACAGAAAAAGTTAATGATTACCTATCATATGTTGTAGAACAATGGATTGCAGACAATGAAATTGCTATCGAAACTGGCTTACGTTCAGAATTGACAGAAGATTTTATTTCTGGTTTACGTAATCTATTCGCAGAACATTATATTGATGTTCCTGCCGAGAAGGTTGACCTTGTTGAAGAATTGGCAACTAAAGTTGAAGAACTTGAAAGTCAGTTAAATGAGGAAATCGAGCGTGGCATCGAAACTAAGAAGTCATTAGTTGAATCACGCAAACAAGAAATTACCCGTGAAGTTAGCGAAGGTTTAACAGCTACCCAAGTTGAAAAAATCAAATCACTCGCAGAGAGTGTTGAATTCTCCACAGAGGAAGAATACAAAGGTAAGTTGGAAACAATTCGTGAAAACTATTTCCCATCTGGTGTTAAAAAGGCAGATGAAGAACAACTTCATGAAGAAGTAAATATTGCTGAAGATAAAAAGCAAGTCATTAATGACCCTTATATCGCCGCAGCTATGGCAGCAATTACAAAATCAGCTAAATAATTAATTAAAAACAACTCTAAGGAGATAACGATAATGTATCTATCAGAATCATTACAACAGAAATGGGCACCAGTGTTAGAACACACTGATATGCCTGCAATTAAAGACCCATACAAGAGAGCTGTTACAGCTGTTGTATTGGAAAATCAAGTTCAAGCTATGCAAAAAGAAGCAGGTATCTTGAATGAAGCAACTCCAACAAACTCAGCAGGTACAGGCGGTTTCGGTAGCGGTGCTACTGCAACAGGTCCAGTTGCTGGTTTTGACCCAATCCTAATCAGTTTGGTTCGCCGTTCATTGCCTAACCTAATCGCTTATGATATTTGCGGTGTTCAGCCAATGACAGGTCCAACAGGTTTGATTTTCGCAATGCGTTCAACATACGGTACAAGCCGCACTGTTGGTAACGAATCATTCTACAGCGAAGCTAACACAGCTTGGTCTGGTACTGGTTCACACGATGCTGTTTCATTAGCTTCTGATACATCATTAGGTAACGATAACGTATTTGCATCTGGTATGCAAACTGGTTCAGCGATGGCTACCGCAGTTGCTGAAGATTTGACACCTAACGAAATGGGTTTCATGATTGAGAAAGTTTCTGTAACTGCAAAGACACGTGCTTTGAAGGCAGAATACTCAATGGAACTTGCACAAGACTTGAAGGCAGTTCATGGTCTTGACGCTGAAACAGAATTGGCAAACATTTTGTCTGCTGAAATTCTTGCTGAAATTAACCGTGAAGTTCTTCGCACAATCTACACTTCTGCTAAAGTTGGTGCTCAAGTTGGTACAACAACAGTTGGTACTTTTGACTTGGATACAGATTCTAACGGTCGTTGGATGGTTGAAAAGATTAAAGGTTTGGCATTCCAAATCGAGCGTGAAGCAAATACAATTGCTAAGCAAACTCGCCGTGGTAAGGGTAACACATTGATTTGTTCTTCAGACGTAGCTTCTGCTTTGGCAATGGCTGGTTTGTTAGACTATCAATCAGCTCTTAACTCACAAGTTAACTTGACTGTTGACGATACAGGTAACACATTTGCTGGTACTTTGTTTGGTCGCATCAAGGTGTATATTGACCCGTATTTCCCTGTATCATCAACAGCTGAATTTGCTGTAGTTGGTTACAAAGGTACAAATGCTTATGACGCTGGCTTGTTCTACTGCCCATACGTTCCATTACAAATGGTTCGTGCAGTTGACACAAATAACTTCCAACCTAAGATTGGTTTCAAAACTCGTTACGGTTTGGTTGCTAACCCATTTGCAAACGGTTCTTCACAAGGTTCAGGCGCTATTACTGCGATGAGCAACGTTTACTACCGTGGTTTCAAAGTTTCAAACATCATGTGATAAAACTCCCGTTAAGAGGAGTAATTAAAAGACCACCTTCGGGTGGTCTTTTTTTATATGGATAAATACAAGTATGACTGCGATTACTAGAAACCCAACCAATCCTAATATGTTACATCCTAATAAGTTCTCTTTGAACTTTTCTAGGCTGCCTAATATGCAATACTTTTGCCAAGGTGTTTCCGTACCTGGTATTTCATTGAGTGAGGTTGTTCAAACAAACCCATTTATCGACATTTATTCTCCAGGTGAGAAAGCAATCTATGATTTAATGAATGTCACATTCTATGTTGATGAAGAATTGACAGCTTGGAAAGAAATACATGATTGGATTCGTGCTATGACTTTTCCTACCGAATTTGCCGAATATCGTCAGTTAGGTAGATTGTCAAAAAATATTGGTAATCCAAAAACTCCACAATTTTCGGATGCAACTCTTACCTTACACTCATCATCAAATACACCACTTTACCGATTCAAACTTAAAGATTGTTTCCCAACAACTTTATCTACCTTCGTCATGAGTGCAACTGATAGTCCAGATACCATCATAACGGCTGATGCGACATTCAGATTTGCCTATTATGATATTGAAAAACTGTTTTAATTATGTTATAATCCTTTAAGGAGGATTCTATATGATGAATAAACTTGAAGAACTACTTGAGATGTGGCGTAAAGATTCTGTTATTGACAGAACAGAACCAGGCAAAGAACTAATCAATATACCGCAATTACACAGTAAGTATTTGAATATACTTTCTCGTCACCGTCTTTTGGCTAAAGAAGCCGAATTCAAGTATAACAAAATGAAAAAGATTAAATGGGAATACTTTACAGGTAAACTCGATGATGAACAACTGAAACATTATGGTTGGGAGCCATTTCAATTTGTGTTGAAATCCGACATCACTACATATATGGAGAGTGATGATGATTTAAATAAATTTATGGCAAGCAAAATTATGCATGAAGAAATTGTTGATGTGTGTCAGGCAATTCTCAAAGAGTTGAATAGTCGAGTGTGGGAAATTAAATCATTTATAGATTGGGAAAAATTTATTCAAGGAATTTAATGACTGATACGATTATAATTACTAAGGTCGATGAGGCCTTTGTTCATATAGATTGTGAAAAACATATAGCACAAGAACTATCTAATTATTTTTGTTTTTTTGTTCCAGGATATCAATTCGTTCCAGCTTATAAAAATAGAATTTGGGATGGAAAGATACGTATGCTGGATTTAAGAACCAGTAAGATGTATCATGGTCTTGTTCCTTACATTGAAAAGTTCTGTGAAGAAAGAAATTATAAAATCTTTGTTGAACCAAAGATAAGTCTTACAGAAAATTTTTCAATTAAAGAAGCTAAAGAATTCGTTTCTACCTTAAATGTTCCTTTTGAACCACATGACTATCAGTTAAGTTCATTTGTTCATGCCATTCGTAACAAACGAATACTATTACTTTCTCCTACCGCATCAGGTAAATCATTCATACAATATCTTATTCTTCGTAAGATACAAGATTCTGATTTTAAAAAAGGTTTACTAATTGTTCCCACAACATCATTGGTTGAACAGATGTATTCTGATTTTGAATCTTATGGTTATGATGCCGAACAGTATTGTCACCGACAGTATGCAGGTAAAGATAAGTTTTCTAATAAGTTTTTAACTATCACAACTTGGCAATCTATTTACAAGAACCCACAAGAATACTTTGAACAGTTCGACTTTGTTCTTGGTGATGAGGCACATCAGTTCAAGGCCAAATCATTAACTACTATTATGACTGGTTTAAATCGTGCATCTTACCGA